AGCCTTCGCGGTGGGCGGCGCGGAGTTGGTTAGCCCATGCGTCGTAAATGTGCGGCACGGTATCGCGGCACATCGCCATGAATGGCTCAGGCAACGGCAGCGCGTCGGTGGGGTGGGGTGTGGTGTCTTGGTTCATTTTCCGTACCCTTCAAGTTGATCGTGTCGGCCTTCCCATCGGCACTCAAGGCACGTAGCTTTCGCATCGGCGTCTTGCGTCTTGACACTGTGGCAATAGTGCTCACCTGTGTTTGCCATGAACATTTGCTCGGCTGTCAACGCGACTTTTTCGCCGTAGCACATAGGGCAGCGCAGGGTTACTTGCTCACTCATTGCTGTCCCGCTTTCTTGGCCTCGAAGGCGGCGAGGGCTTCCAGCGCGATCACTTGCGCATCGGAAAGAGATATGGCGGTGTTTTTGATGTGCCACAGCGCTGCACGCAGCTCCGTCACCTCTCCCGCCTGTTGCTCGACCATATTCCCGCCGTCAGGAGAATGGTCTGCCTGTTGCGAAGGGGCGGCCACTTGCGACCTATGAATCGGGCTGCAACCCGCATGAATGCTTGATTCTTGGCGGCCACCTGTGGGCGCTGCGGGAGGGGTGGAAAGTGACGGGCCACGAATCAACCCGAGCCCTTGAGCTGCGACTCCAGCGATAGACGCGAACTTACTGTTGCGGATGGCTCCTGCTGACTCAGGATCGGTGCTGCACGGCTCTTTTGAGTCGTTGCACATCTTCATGATGAGGTTCAACGCCGCGTCACGCTCATCAACCACCCGCGCCGGCTGTGCTGGCTGGGGGCGGGTGAATGCCGCCACTGAGTGACCAAACTTGAATGCAAGACTCTTGTCTTGAGGCCTCAAATGCTGGCCTGTTGACGCGTAGTAAAGCTGCTCTATATCGGCATCTGTCACCGCCTCCCCCTGCCCAGACTGCGCAAGGGCGGCAGCGTTGATCGCATCCACCAGCGCCCGCTTAGGTTCGTCGTAAGCGGCACCGATTGGAAACGACGGTATATGTTGACCGTGGACGTAGATGCGAGCTCCGACGCATGTCTCTTCAAGGCGGGCCGGCAACTCCGGCAAATTGGTGTTGGTCATGTTGGTTCCTTTTGCTTGCCCACAGCACCCACGCGCAGGGTTGCGTCGATAAAGTCTTGCAAGTAATCCAGCAGCGGTTTGTGCTTAGAAGGATTCCAGAGCATGGCGCGCTCCTCAATGAGCCCAAGGTGGTGCAGCGTCCACTGATACCGCCTCTGGTCACGCTCCGCGCTGTCGAGCCGGTCGAGTAGGTCTTTCAAGCAGTCAGCGATGTCGTAAGCCTTGCGGGCTGAAACGTCTTCGCCCACAAAGAAGCCGCGCAAATACGTGATGTGCTCACGCGCCTTCCTGATCGCTTCGGTTGGGTCGGTCATTTGGTGTCCTTCATTTGATGATCTGCGCAGCAATACTTCACAGCAACAACTCCACCGATATGAACGTGCTCGCCGGCTAATTGACTTGACGATGGCAACTCCGGCAAATTCTGCTGTGTCATTTCGGCTCCTTTTGTTCGCCGTGGGATAAATCCTTTTCAGTCACACGAACCTCCTTCAGTTCCGTGGTCCTCGACCACGATTGGAAAATGTGACGCGGTGATCCGCTCGCCCAGGCACTTCTTGGCGAACTCACACTCGCGACACGCGGAAATCAAATCGGTGCGAAGCACCACCGGCAGACGGCCCTTGCTGTTGCGGGCCATCTTCTTGGTCTCGCGCTCGATCGCGGCGGCCAGCTCGGGCTTGGGCTCGCGCTTGTACTTCTTGTCATCGTTCACGGCCAGGTGGCCGAGATAGGCGACGCTGGTCTTGACGTTGCGGGCCAGGAGCTCGCGCTCGCCAAGGGTAGCGGCGTTCAGGAACGACTTAAGGGTGGTGATGGTGCTCATGCCGGCCACTTTAGCAGATAGCAAAACCTTGCAAGCTGGGTGCTGAATATGCGACCCTTCTTTTCTATGCGATCTGTGTATGAAATAAGACGCGACAACCTGCGGGCGCTGTTCAACACCTGGGGCGGCCCGACAAGCCTCGCGAAGAAGCTCGGGCACTCAAACGGCAGCTACGTGGCCCAGCTCGCCGGGCCGCACCCGAGCCATGTGGATCGCCGGCGTCGCGGTCGTCTTCCACGTCGTAGAGATGGCCTACGTGCTGACGCATCACTGACCGTATTCGGGATTCGCGATTGACGAATAACCCCGCCCTATGCGGGGTTTTTGCGTTGTGGAGATTTAGCAGGTGCTAAAGTTGAGCCATCGACAACTGGAGCACGACATGAGCAACGGCCACCGCTTCCCCATCGGTACCAAGTACACCACCAGCCGACGAGCCGGCCGCCGCCTGCATACCACGTCACACACCGTCGTCGATCAGATGACCGTGACGAATGCTTCCGGTGAAGTCGTTCGCCGCTTCTACGTCGCTGAACATGAGTTCTGCGGGCAGATGGTGCGCGACTACGACGTGTGCGACACGACTATCGCGCGCGGCCTACTACCTGAGTTTGCAGCTTTGCTGTCCGCCTGACCCCGGCCGTGCAGCGCCCATAGCGGGTGCTGGCGAGTGGGGCCGCAGGGGCAACACGCACAACGCTGTTGCTTAACAAACCGCTTAGCACTGCTAAGCACAACCCGGAGAACACCATGCCCTTCAACGTCAGCGAGATCGTGCTCGACCTCGTCGGCTACGCGGTCCACGGCCTGGGCTGCGCGCCCTACATCGAGTGGCTCATTGCGGCCGAATAGCCCTACATTTCCGTAGGACTTTAGCATGTGCTAAAGTTCCTACATCGACAACGCAACTGGAGCACGACATGGCCCTCGATTTCAACCAAAACGAACAAACCGCTTTAGGTCTGCTGGTTACCGCGCCCTACGTGACATCGTATATCTCCCGCCTTGGTGGGGGGCCAACCCTCATGGTCACGATCTCTTTGGACGCCCGCCCCGACTGGGTAAACGGCATCCTGCAGAACAGCCGCTACGCAAACTTCTCGATCGACAGCGACGGCACCGTCGAACACTTCTCTGGCAGCTTGCCGAAGTTTCGTAAGTGCAAGGTCGCCAGCATCGACGAAGCCGCAAAGAAGATCAACGCCTGGGCCGCGAAGATTACCGCCTGATCTCAGCGACCTGCCTCGAGGCAGGTCAGTGCGATCTTGCACTACAACCAGGAGCAATGGCATGGAAGCCATCATCAACATCGGCCTGAGCATTGACTCGCCTGACGCCGACAACTCTTTCGCGGCTCGTGCAGAGCGCGCCAACTCGGCGATCCGCCAGCTCGGCCGACGCTTCCCCGTCCAGACCCGCCGGCTGACGTCCAACTACACCGACCCGCGTGGCCTGGCCCGTGAAGAAGACACCCTGGTCGTGAAGGTCGTCGACCTGCCCCAGGCCTACACGGACTTCCTGGCCGCGCTCCTCTTCGACGTCGCTGTTGAGCTGGGCCAAGAGTGCGTCGCCGTGTGGCTCCCATACTTCCACGTCGGCGCCCTGATCGGCCCCAAGGCTGGCGAGTGGACCTTCGACCTCGACTACTTCAAGCAGTTCGACGTGCTCCCCGCCCGCCCCTCGGCGCCCGCTATCACCCTTGCAGCCTAAAGCGCTTGACAGGACTTTAGCAGCCGCTACACTCGGCTTTACTTTTCTCGACTCAACCTTCTGAAAGACTGACATGAACGATCTGAACACCATCAACCGCCTCAACGCCGAAGCCTTCGGCGACAAGGTTGCCCGCGCCCGCGCCGCCGGCAAGCACGTCCTGGTCTACAAGGCCGGGGTGGCTGTCACGAACTTCATCGAGTTCGACACAGCGCAGGAAGCCCAGCTGCACGCAACCGGCGAAGGCGAGCTGGCGGTCGACGTGACCCGCCACTACTTCGCGCCCACCACCCCCTCGGCCGATCCGCTGCTGCGCGATCAGTCCGAGGATCGCGTCCTCGGCGACTACGTGAATCGCACGCTAGTCGAAGAGGGCCTGACCCGCGACGCCGCCGAGCGGGTGTGACGTGAGCTGGCTGCGCACACTTCGTTGCTGGTGGGCCGGTGTGAAGTTGCGCCGCCTCCGGCACGAGCGCCAGGAGGTCGAGGAGGAGATCGTCGATGCCCTCCAGGCCTTCGACCACGACACCGCGACCGCCCTGGCGCGTTTCCACGATGAGCTGACCCAGGACATCTGGGCGTGCATCAAGACCATCAAACTCAACAGCTGAAAGGCAATCCAATGTTTCCTGTAACGATCACCATCAACAACGCCGTCGACCTGCGCAAAGTGCTCGGCGTGCTGGAGTCCACCTCGGACACGCCGCTGCCTACGATCGAGCAGCCCGCCGAGAAGGTGTCCACAAAAAAGTCTGCCCCGGCCACGACCGCTGCCCGTTCCCAGCCTACTGCAACGGCGGAGACGGCACGCGCTGCGCAAGAGCAGAACACCGGCAAGCAGGCACCCCAGAACGACACGGCGGAAACTGCCGCTGCCAGCTCTGCAGGTGACGCGGTCGACTACCCGTCGCTTGCCAAGGCCGTGGGCGAGCTCCTGAAGCTCGTCAGCCCGACCGAGGCCACAGCCGTCGTCAAGGAGATGACCAACGGTGAGGCGCAGACCTTCAAGCAGCTCAAGCCTGAGCAGTACGCCGAAGCGAAGCGCCTGGTGGAAGCCAAGGTCGCCGAGATCAAGGCTGCCAAGGAAGGCGGTGTGGTGTGATCGGGGGCCGTTCAACCTCTGTGTTGATGGCGCTGGGCGATGCAATTGCCTCCGGCACCCCGGTCGCGGCACTGTTCGGCGACGCGGTCTACTCGCGCGGCTGCGCAGAGCCGAAGCTGCGCAACACCGTGCCGGGCACCTGGCGCAAGCAGAACCCGAACCCTGAGAAGAACAAGGTTCGCTTTCTCAAGCGCAAGCACGGCGCCCGTCAGTGCCGCATTGCCATGAAGACCGCTCGGGCGCGCCTGACTGGCAACCTCGGCCCCAAGTACCTGCAGAAAGGCGGTGTGCATTGAAGCCACGTAACTTCCCTGGCCGAAAGCTGCGCCGCGTGGCTGTAGCAAAAGCCAACTCCGGCGCGCCGCTGTCGGCTGCTGAAGCCACGGCGTTGATCGCCCCGAAGGACATCCGCCAGCGCATTGGCCGTTCTCGCCGTACTCAGGAGGGCCCGATTCATGCCTGAAGCACATAGCTACTGGTCCGCCAGCGGCTTTGCGCGCGACGTGGCCTGCCCCGGCAGCAAGGTGCTGTCCGAGGGCCTGGCCGACAACGTTGGGCGTGACGCTGCGTGGGGCACCGTTGCCCACGCGCTGGCCGATCGCGTCAGCGAAGGTGAGCTGGCTCAGCCCCGCGAAGCGATCGACGAGATCCATCTCCAGGACGGGCTCTCGATCTCGATCGACGAGCCGATGATCGAGGTCGTCGACACCTACCTTGAGCAGCGCGCCGTGCTCGCGGAAGGGGCCGACCTGACCTGGAACGAGCAGCGCGTCAACTACTCGAGCTGGCTGGGCGTTCCCGAGGATCAAGCCTGGGGCACGCTCGACTTCTCGGCCTACTGGATCGAGCGCCAGCACCTCCTGATAGCGGACCTGAAGACCGGGCGCGGCGTGACCGTGTCGGTGGTCGAGAACGAGCAGCTCATGCTCTACGCCGCCGGCAAGCTGGCTGAGATGGACGCCGTTGGGCTCGACATCGAGACCATCACGCTCGCCATTATCCAGCCGCGTGTGTTCAGCGAACCACAGACCTGGACCCTGAGCCGCGCTGAGCTTGAGAAGTGGCTGAACGCCACGGCCGAGCAGGCTGTGGCAACGTCGATCGCGGCTCGCGAGCAGTTCTTCTCGACCGACAACATCGACCACTGGAACCAGGACTACCTGCGCCCGGGGGCTCACTGCCGCGAGAAGTTCTGCAAGGCTCGCGCCACGTGCCCGGCCTACCGGGGTGTGGTGGCGGATGCGGTGTTCGCCAGCGCGCCCGCCACACCGGACGAGTTCGAGGATCTGACCGAACCTTTCTGCGTACCGAACGGCGACGTCGCTACCGAATGGCTTGGCGTCAGTTGGAAGCTGCTGCCGCTGATCCGCGACTGGTGCAACCAGGTCGACGAGGAGGTGCACCGTCGCCTGCACGCCGGCGAGGAGGTGCCTGGCGCGAAGCTGGTCGAGGGCAAGCAGGGTAGCCGCGCCTGGGCCGATGTGACCAAGGCCGAAGACACCCTCAAGAGCATGCGCCTGCGTGATGACCAGATGTACACACGCACCGTGCTCACCCCGCCGGCGGTCGAGAAGCTCGTCGAGAAGGTCGACAAGGATGGCAAACCCAAGCCCCTCAAGGAAGGCCAAGCCAAGCCCCTGCTCTCGCAGCGTCAGTGGAAGAAGCTGCAGGAGCTGATCACGCAGGCAGAGGGCAAGCCCACCGTGGTCGCGGCCGGTGACCCCCGCCCCGCTATTACCGTTCAGCCGGTAGCGGACGCGTTCGAAGTGCAGGCTGACGAAACCGATATCGTTTGAAACGCTGAAACCCAAGAAAGGAAACCAGCACATGAGTACCCCGAACACCAACCCCCTGCGCTTTCGCATCGACAACGTCCGTGTCGACTGGCCTGAGCTCTTCACGGGCAAGCAGTTCAACGGTACCGGCAACTACCGCTGCGGCGCCCAGCTGATCATCGAGCCCGACCACCCGCAGTTCAAGCAGGTCGAGAACGCTATCGAGAAGGCCGCCGCTGACAAGTGGAAGGACAAGGCCGCCTCTCGGCTGAAGGGCGCTCGCCTGAAGGACAACGTGGCCCTGCGCGACGGCGACGCCAAGGCCAAGTTCGACGGCTACGCCGGCAACTACTACATCTCGGCGTCCTGCAAGGGCGACGATGAAGAGGCCAAGTGCGAGAAGCCGACCGTGTACGACAAGTTCCGCAACGTCGTTACCGAGGCTCGCCAGAACCCGATCTACCGTGGCTGCTACGTCAACGCGCTGGTCGAGTTCTACGCGATGGACCAGTACGGCGACCAGGTCAACTGCAAGCTGATCGGGATTCAGTTCCGTCGTGACGGCGACGCGTTCGGCAGTGCGCCGGCTCGTGCCGATGACTTCGAGGACGTGACCGACGGCGCTGACGCAGGCGACTTCGCGTCGGTGGTCTGACGCCTCGCAGACCCTTCGGGGTCTGCTTGGCTGACGCGGTTCGGACTGGTGCGGGCGGGAGCCCTGCAATAGGTAACCCCCGTGCCGCGTCACCCAAGCAGAATTCGGGGGCTCGAGGACTCCAAACCTTCACTGTGGCCCGAAGCGACGCTGTCGCTGAAGGTAAGAAGCTCTCACATGCACGCCAGCGTTCGACCCCACGGATATGACGAACCGGCGCACTACGACACCCCGGCCCGAGCAGCAAACCATAAACCGGGCTGATGTGAGAGAACGGGCCACACCTTTAATTCTGAAAGCGGAGCGATGAAGGTACTTTGGCTTGACACCGAAACGTACAGCGAGTGCGATCTCAAAGCACACGGTACGCCGCGCTACGCCGAGCACCCTAGCACCGAGATCACGGTAGCCCAATGGGCCCTCGGCGACGGCGAGCCGGTGGTCGAAGACCTGACCGGCCGCGCCATGCCGAGCGCGGCTCTGCAAGCCCACCTGCACGACCCCGACGTCATCGTTGTGGCGCACAACAGCTTCTTCGACCGCACCCTGCTGCGCCACTGCTGGGGCATCGATGTGCCGATTGAGCGCTGGTACGACACGATGATCCAGGCCATGAGCCATGGCCTGCCGGGGGCGCTCGAGAAGATCGGCGGCATCCTCGGTTTGAACGAAGACGAAGCCAAGGACAAGCGCGGCAAGCAGCTCATCCAGCTGTTCTGCCGGCCGCAGCCGCGCACCAAGAAGCGCAACACGAGCTACACCCACCCAAACGAGTGGCAAGAGTTCCTCGAGTACAGCCGCCAGGACATCGTCGCGATGCGCACGATCAGCCGCAAGCTGCCCAAGTGGAACTACTCGCTGCCGGTGAACGGCAAGCGCTGCCCTGAGCTGGCTCTGTGGCACCTCGACCAGCGCATCAACGACCGGGGCTTCGCGGTCGACATGGACCTTGCACGCGCGGCGATCGACGCGGTCGCCATCGAGCAGGCCCGTCTCAAGCACGAGACCCAGGAGCGCACCGACGGCGCTGTATCGGGCCCCAGCAAGCGCGACCAACTCCTGCTCCACATTCTCATGGAGTACGGCGTCGACCTGCCGGACATGAAGGCCGACACACTGCGCCGCCGGATGGAAGACCCCGAGCTGCCCGACGCCGTGAAGCTGCTGCTCGCGATCCGGCTCGAGGCCACCAAGACCAGCACGGCGAAGTACAAGGCCGTGGTCAACGCCACGAGCGAAGACGGCCGACTGCGCAACACGCTGCAGTTCGCCGGCGCGCAGCGCACGGCGCGCTGGGCGGGGCGCATCTTCCAGCCCCAGAACATGACACGGCCGGACCTCAAGCTGATCGCTAAAGAGATGGGCGTCAGCGTCAAGGAAGCCGAGAAGGTCATGCAGGCCTACCTCGATGCCGGCGTGGCCGCGCTCAAGGCAGGCGACGCGACGATCCTGTTCGACGACGTGATGGGCCTGAGCGCGAACCTGGTTCGCGGTTGCATCGTCGCGCCCTTCAAAAAGAAGCTCACGATCGCCGACTTGGCGAACATCGAAGGTCGCGGCCTGGCCTATATCGCCGGTGAAGAGTGGAAGCTGCAGGCGTTCCGCGAGTACGACGCGGGCACCGGCCCCGACCTCTACGTCCTGGCCTACGCGAGAGCGTTCAACATCCCGCCTGAGCAGGTCACCAAGGCCATGCGTCAGATCGGCAAGGTCATGGAGCTGGGCCTCGGCTACCAGGGCGGCGTGGCCGCGTTCCTGACCTTCGCTGCGGTCTACGAGCTCGACCTCGATGTGATGGCCGACGCCGTGCACAGCAGCGCCCCGAAGGAGGCGCTCGCCGCAGCCTACGGTATGTGGGAGTGGGCCGAGAAAAAGAAACGCACCCTGGGCCTGAGCAAGTCGGTCTACGTGGCCTGCGAAACGCTGAAGGCTCTCTGGCGTGCCGCGCACCCGGCGACCACCACCCTTTGGGATGAGGTTGACGACATGGTCGTGAAGGCCATCAAGAACCCTGGCGAAGCGTTCTACTACAGAACGATAGCTGCCCAGCGCAATGGCGCCTGGCTGCGTATCCGCCTGCCCTCTGGCCGCTACCTCTGCTATCTGAACCCGCAGGTCGACGAGAAGGGCAACATCACCTACAGCGGCGTCAACCAGTACACGCGCCAGTGGTGCCGCATCAAGACCTACGGCGGCAAGCTCGTTGAAAACATCGTGCAGGCCTGGGCACGTGACGTGCTCGGCTACAACATGCCGGCGGTCGAAGAGTCGGGCTACGAGCTCGTGCTCACCGTGCACGATGAAGTGATCACTGAGACGCCAGACGCGCCCGAGTACAACGCCGAGGAGCTTGGCTCACTGCTGTCCACAACCCCGCCCTGGGCCCCAGGTTGCCCCCTATCGGCAGCAGGGTTCGAGACCTATAGATATCGGAAGGATTGATCATGGGGGAAATTGCAGACGACCATTGGGAAGCGCTTGCTTTTGCTGACCCGTTCGACATAGACGACTGGTACGGCGACAACCCTTACCGCAGCCGAGCGCGGCCCGCCCGCGTGCGCTGCAACCGCTGCGGAGCCCCTGCAACGTGGCAGCACACCGGCGAGCGGTGGCGCCTCGTCGACGATGATGGAAACCCACACAGCTGCACGAAGCCCGCAAGCGCCGATGAATTCGAAGACGTTTCTTAACCAAGGACTGATATGAGCGAACATCTCAAACCCTACGAAGCCGCTGCGCGCATCTTGTGCAGCATGGACGGCGTCGACCCCGACCACGAGATCCAGATCCCGAGCGTTATCGCTGGGGCGTTCACCACCGCGCCGGTGTGGCACCAGGCCGCCGAGGCGCTCGTGAACCTCAGCAAGATGCTCACGGCGCTGCGCATGGCGGCACAGCAGCCCCTCACCCCAGCCAACGACAGCGGCGCTCCGACAGGCGCCGGCACGGCGCAGTGATGGCCGAGCCGATCCCGTGCGCAATCTGCGGGCGCAAACCGCAGACCGTGAACACCGAGCACAGAGAGTGCTCGCACGTCGATTGCCCGCACCGCCCGAAGCAGTGGAGCGACGGCGCGCCGAACGTCATCACCCGCCGGCGTGACGAGATGCTCCCCGGCGAAGCGCAGATCGACTGGCTCTTTGACCACCTCGGATGAGATACGCCCACATCTCCGAACGGCTCCTCGCCAACACGCTCGAGCCTGCGCTCTCGAGCGGCTGCTGGACGTGGACGAGCAAGCGTGACCGGTGGGGCTACGGCCACGTGAACCTGTGGGTCAAAGGGCTTGGCGGTCTGGTGACGCTGCAGGTGCATATCGCCACCTTCCTGGCCTTCGAGCTGGGCGCTGAGGCCACGGCCGATGACATCTACCTCGCGAACCTCGAGCTGCAGGCCAGTGGCCTGGAGCTCGATCATCTCTGCGTCAACGCGGCCTGCTGCAACGTCGACCACCTGGAGCCGGTGACCGCCAGCGAGAACTGTAAAAGGCGATCTGAGCGTAGGGTCTTTAATTGATATTGTTTAGCAGGTGCTAAGATTCTGGCATCGCAATCAACTGGGGCTTTGAATGGATCCGCAAAAGTTCAACACGACCGTCGTCACGGCGGTTGCTTTCCTGGTCGTGGTGCTCGTCTCCGTGTTCCACGAGATTTACGAGACCGCCAAGCGCGACGGCAAGATCATCAAGCTGTCCGACGTCTTCTACGCCCTCGGCACCGTGGCCGCCGTGGCGGGCATCGGCGTCTTGCTGGCCTGGAAAGGCTGATCATGCAACGCGGCCGAAAGATCAATTGCCTCAACCGCAACAGCCCGGCTACTCGCCTGCTGCAGGCGCTGGAGGACAAGCGCGGGTTCATGTCGATGCGCGACTGGCGCGAGCTGACGCAGACCGAGATCGCAACCAAGGAAACCCGTCACCAAACCCTGACCCGCATGCAGGACCGGGGGCTGATCACCATCGTGGTCGAGCTGACCCCCGCCGGTGCTGAGGCGCTCGAGCAAGTGAAGGAGCGCGACCGTGGCTAAGGTTCTCAAGGAACGAGACATCAAGCGCGCTCTTATCGAGCGCGTAGAAGCGCTCGGTGGTGAGCTGCGCAAGGTTGAGTGGGTCGGGCGTCGTAACGCGCCGGATTGGATCGTGATGCTGGCGCCAGGTTCGGTGCTTCATAGCAATCTGATCTGTCGCGACGGCCTCAGCGTGTGGGTCGAGCTCAAGAATCCCGAGACGATCAAGACCTTCCCGGCCGATGCGCACGAGCGTGCCCAGCACCGCGAGCACGAGCGCATGCGTGCGCTGGGTCAGCGGGTTGAGGTGATCGGGACTCTGGAACAGATTGAAAGGTTGCTGTCATGAATTGCAAAAAAGGTGATTTGGCCTACGTGGTCGGCCCGTGCCCCACGCCGGGGTTGTCGGGCCGCTTTGTAGTGGTTGAAAGACGCCGCGCGGGCGCTGAGATTTTTATCAGCGTGGAGGGCCAACTCGCTCGTCTGGACGGTGACGAGCCATGCTGGGTATGTCGACCCGCCAGCGGACAGACCTTGCCGTGGGTGTGCATAGGGGGCCTATGGGATGGGAAGGTGTTTGAGTTTGAAGAGCGCCCTATTGCTGACTCAGCTCTGCGCCCCATCCGCGACACCGACGACGAGGACGAGATGCTGCGCATCGTGGGCAAGCCCGAGCCGATTGGGGCGGCGTCGTGAGTCGATCAGGAACGCGCAGCACGAACCCCGTCCCTGCCTGCAAACAGCCGGCGTTCGTCATCCTCATGGCGAAGCTGACTGATTGGCTCGGCAGTCGACAGAAAGCATGCGAAGCGGCCGGCGTAAACTCTGGGCACTACACGCTTGTACTGCAGGGCAAGAATCAAATGTCGACCTGGATGGCGGCAAAGATTTTGGCCGCCTACAAAACCGAAAAAGCAAAGCGCACCAGCGCACCCAAGGCATGACCCTCGACTACAAACCCCGCACCTACGGCGGTGCGATGACCGGGTTCATCATGCAGCACGAGCGGTGCAACATCTGGTCGGGCATGGGCACGGGCAAGACCGTCTGCACGGCCACCGCGCTGGCAGGCCTGAACCTGGTCGAAGACCCCTACCCTGCCCTGGTGTTCGCCCCGCTGCGGGTTGCGAACAGCACCTGGCCGGACGAGTTCCGCAAGTGGAAGCACCTGGAGGACATCGGCGTGTCGATCGCCGCCGGTGGGCGTGAGCCGATGCGCGAGGCGCTCAAGCGCAACGCTGACGTGGTCACGATCAACTACGACAACGCCGTCGAGCTGGTTGAGTACTTCGGCCGCGACTGGCCCTTCCGTACCGTGATCGCAGACGAGAGCACGCGGCTTAAGGGCTTTCGCACCAAGCAGGGTGGCGTGCGCGCCCAGGCGCTGGGCAAGATCGCCCACAAGCACACACGCCGGTGGATCAACCTGAGCGGCACGCCGGCGCCTAACGGGCTCAAGGATCTGTGGGGGCCGCAGTGGTTCGTCGACGGCGGCACGCGGCTCGGCATGAACTACAGCAGCTTCGAGAACCGCTGGTTCGCGTACCGCAAGAAGAAGGACGCGGTCAGCGGCAAGTTCTACCTGCAGCAGGAGATCATGCCCTACGCCCAGGAGCAGATCGAAGACCTGCTAAAGGACTGCACGATCACGATCCGCGCCGGCGACTACCTGGACCTGCCGCCACTGATCGAGAACGTGATCGAGGTGGACCTGCCCCCTACGGCGCGGCGCCATTACCGCGAGCTCGAGCGCGAGATGTTCACGCGGCTCGCCGACGGCAACGAGGTCGAGGCGTTCAACGCAGCAAGCAAAACGATCAAGTGCCTGCAAGCCGCGAACGGCGCCCTCTACACCGACGACCAAGGACATTGGAGCGAACTGCATGATGCAAAAATTGAAGCACTACAGTCAGTCATTGAAGAGGCTGCTGGCATGCCCGTCTTGGTGGCCTACCACTTCAAGAGTGATCTCGCCCGGCTACAGCGCGCGTTCCCTTGCGGCCAAGCGCTGGACGCTGATCCTAGAACGATCAAGCGCTGGAATGCAGGTGATATTCCGCTCCTATTCGCCCACCCCGCCAGCGCCGGTCACGGCCTCAACCTGCAGGGCGGCGGCAACATCCTCGTCTTCTTCGGGCTCTGGTGGGATCTAGAGCAGCACGAGCAGATCATTGAACGGATCGGCCCGACGCGCCAGGCGCAGTCGGGTCACAACCGCCCGGTGTTCGTACACCGGATCGTCGCGCGCAATACGGTCGACCAGGTCGTGTTGCGACGCTTGCAAACCAAGGCCTCGGTGCAACAGGCACTGATCGAGGCGATGAAAGGACTGTGATGACTGGACAAACCCCCCACCGGAGTGAGGCAAACCTGACACCTGACGACGGCATGAACACCCCCGGCTACGAGCCCCTGGCCGCCGTGCTGCAGCGCGCCTACGAGCAAGCCGCCGGCGGGAAGGGCAAGGAGCGCCACGCGCAGGGCAAGCCGTTCCTCGAGCAGCCGATGCAGGAGCTGATCAGCCTCTACGGGCTCGGCTTCGCGCTCGGCCAGGCCGGCAAGAAGGCGCAGGAGTCTCAACGGCTCCCGCGCGACAAGGCGGTGCACGAGCTGCTGGGTGCGATCGTGTACCTGGCCGGGGCTGTCGTCGCGCTGGAGGCGGAACGTGGCGGCCGGTCAGTTTGACGAGGCCATCAACCGCGCGCTCGACGAGTACGAGCTGATGCGTCGCAAGGCGGTGGCTTGGGACATCCTGCTTATTACTGCGCGCACGGCGGAGGGGCACATCAGCCCTTCCGGTCTGCTTGACCTTATGAACCGCCTTGTGCATCCTGCACAAGAAGCTAGCAGTAGCTAGTCCAGTTGCGCAAACGTCACGCGAAACCCTTGGACAGGCTGGCGTACCAAAAGCCCGTAGAGGCCCGGTACGTGGCCGTCAGCATATCCACCGAGTTGGCGGCCGT